CTGAGTCACTAATCTGACATAACTCATAATTAACAAATAGACCAACGTGATCGGAGCCATCTGCAGTGTGAGGTCCAAACCTATTTTTAACTGCAGCAACCTTTAGTATTTTATTGTATGGGTCAAAGCCAAGGGTAAGTATTAATGCTGGTAGTTGAGATACCTTACCGTGAATAGATCTACGATGAGGCGGTTCAGTGGTTTTACTGTACTCAGTCTGTTCGCTGACGTGGTGCAGTACCATAACACAGGCTTCAGTTTTGCGAGCCATATCGTGTAACTCCACCATAATAGATCTAAGTCCAGCCCATTCATTATCAGATTCTGCTGCCACATTCATCAGGTTATCTATCACAACCAGCTCTGGTGGAACTCCAAACAATTCAACATATGCTTTTATCTCTAACTCAATATCATCTAATGATGGTGATGAGTCAAAGACAAACTGGATATTATCTAAATTGCCTAGATGCTTGTCGTAGTAGTGACGGTTACTAGTTAAGTTTTGTTCCACCATAACCTGGCTGTGTCCCGATAAGTGAGCGGCTGCTCTCATCATTACCGTTGCAGTATCTGTATCTGCTGAGAAGAATAAGGTAGGGACCTGTGCTTTAATTACGTAGATAAGAGCAAGCATACTCTTACCTACATTGGGCGCAGCAGCAATCATACATACTTGACCTCTGCGAAACTTAATCTGTTTACCAGATAAAGCTTTCCATACGTCAGGTAACGGTGTTGCATTAGTTATTGAACCACGCCACGCCCTATTTAAATTAAGCAATTTCGTCTTCTCTTAAAGTAATGTTTCTTTTCTTACGGATTATCCTGCGATCTGATTCTGATAGACCGCCCCATATTCCGTATCTTTCATTTTGTATGCCCCACTCTGCACACTCTTGCTGGTGGGGACATAACTTACAGACATTTCTAATCCCTCTAATTACAGATAAATCTTCTCCTCGTTCGGGGAAAAATAGATCTATCGAGATCTGAGCACAAGAAGGGTTCTCGAACTTACGAGGCCCTCTCACGATTTATTTCAAAAAGATAGGATCAACTGGTACGTAGCCTTCTGGCTTACGCATCGGTTTAGGACCTTTCATTGGATCAAACCAACCTTTATAAGGTTTACCTTTTTGTGAAGTACCTACTGCAAATACCATCTTGCCATTAACACAATCAGGTGCATCAGCTCTGTTGTAAGTCCAGACAGTTCCATTCTTATCTGTGACTGTATCGCCACCTGCATCTGTTGCTACTGATGTAGCACCTAATGCTTTCTTAGCATAGGAAATAGCACCACTAGATACTTGCGGTGTTGCACCTAGTGAACTACCAGTAGTTGTAATTAATGTTGATAGATCAGCTAGTGATGTTAGAGATGCCTCTAACTCTGCTTGATTAGTTGCGTAGATATTTATTAAAGTTCCATCTGCTAACTTATAGTTAACCTGAAACTTTGTTGTTTCCGGTGCAGCCATTATATTCCTCCAGTTTGTTTTATATTCAACCTCGTAGAAGGTTGTCCTTCTTTTTTCGGTACAAACCCAAGTAGTTTTTCTACCTCGGTTGTATCTATAGATGATCTACTTACTGATGTCCAAGTTATTTGGATACCATTACTAGTCTCACCTGTTACTCCGATTAGAGTTTCTCTTACTGAATCTCTTTGCTCGGTCAACTCTTTTATTTGTGCATCTAATTGTAGATATAACAAGGCGGAATTATCAATACCTGCTTCAGTAATGATAGGTAGCTCAGCCCTGATAAGTTCTTTTTTTATACCAGTACATCCAACCTTGCCCGACTCATCAAAGTACTTACAGTAGAATCTGCAGTAACTTGGATCGCGCTCTGGCTCTGGTGCGATTGCGCTCTCTTTGATAGCTGATAACCAATTCAAAGCATCTTGTGCTAATGCTGGGTCATAAGGTTCTGAATGAACTTTAACATCTCGCTCATCACCATCACGGGCAATGGCTACTAGATTAACAGTCTTGGGCTTCCCTTTCCCAGACTTTTCAAGCAAGTAGCCATACACCTGTACTTGCCAGCGCTGTTGTTGCGTTGGAAAGTAGGATAGATTTTTTACCTTAACGGTTTTCCAATCTACCACATCTCCAGTCTCTGGTATAAATAAATCTATATGAGCTTTCATTCCTTCAAACTCAGCCTCTGTCTCAACTAAATACTTCTCACCCTTTGGATCAAGTGCTGATATAGCCTTCTCAATTTCGGCGTGAATAGCAGTACCCATAATGGCAGCCAACTTTAATTCATTATCATTAGTTGCTTCTCTGCCATTAATACGATACCAAACTTTTCTACGGCAGCCACCTAACTCTGATGGACCTACCTGGGTTTGCTTAGATCTAGATCTACCAGCATCTTTAGCTCGTAGAACATCAATTAATAACTGCTTTGGATCGTTCACTCTAATCCCCACTCAATAAAACATTCTAAAATAAATTTGTACATTTCTAAATCTAACAGATAAAACTGTAATTGCCAAAATATTTCTAACATAACCTTCCTTACTTCGTAAATTGTGTCTTGATGCTAGGTGTGCCACCGCACCATACGTTATACTGTATAGCAATATTGATTGCTTTCTTGGCAGCACTTGCTGCTTTAGCGTGTGTTTTAGTTTCACTCTCTAGTGCTACCAGAGCACCGAGTGCAATACCACCACCTGAGCCTATGCCGTAGAAGTTTCTATCATCTCGCATATACCCATAGTCATCACTAATCTGATATATCTTTCCGTTAAAACAAATTAACGCATCCCAACCAGAGTCATCATCGTTTTTATTCTTAGGTGTAGGGTCATATCCTGCATCAGTTAATGTTTGTTTGATAGATGGTAGAACTCTAATCATTAGAAATCGATCAGGCTCTTGAGTTTTAACCACCTTTGGTGGTTGCCATAAGTTATTTAAAATATCTCCAGCAGTTGCATCACCTGCTACAGCTATTAGATATTCATTAACCTTAACTATTTTGTCATAACCTTTAGCAATGTAAGGTTTATCGGTATAAGTAGTCATTGAATCGGAGGCTAATACTGCCCAGCCTTTACCTTGAATACCAATTATCGCGGTCAATTCAACTCCTATCTCTTAAAAATAATTATATCACCAAAGTAAAAAAACGCCGGAATGTAATTACGACACGCCGTGGATGCGATGATATCGGTTACCGGAGGAAAAATGGTTATACTACGAGCCGTAAGGCGAGTTAACTAAGAAACGGCGCGTTGAAGCGCCGTATTAGGTAACCTTAGGATGCTCCGTCTACCAAGGCTGCGGAAAAATAAAGAGAACCTTCCGCCAAAATTCGGTACTGATTTACGTTCTCTAGGTCCAATACACGCTTGTCCTTGTGGCTCAAAAGTATTTTCAATCTTAGCTACCTTTGATAACTATGAGATCTCCTGGTATATGTTAGATGCAACCTGCGTTAACTGTGGCAATCTAGTAATAGTTCCTTGCCCGATAGATAATCCCAACAGAGAAATTTAAAGTAGCGAGTTGGGGCGATTTAAAGTAGCGACCCATACATTATCCCTACCCGCGCCTGAAACAGGCGCAACTCGCCATCCTGTGCACCTAAAAAGGGCATAAAAAAAGAAGCCACCCAGTTAAGGGTGGCCTCCGTATTACCTCGCAGTAAAACTAAATTACTCTGCTCCTAGACCGTACTCTTTCTCAGTCTTATCTGCCCACTTAGCCAGTGGTCCTGCGATAGATCCGATAAGGATCGCATATTCAGGTGCAAGGTCAGCAGCTAGTGCTAGACCCATAGTTACTGCTGATGCTAAAACAGCGCGAAGATAAGACTTAATTGCAGCCTTAGTCTTTTTACTCTTTAACTTAGCAATGAGGTCTTTCATTGATTCTCCTTTTTTGGTAATGGTTTTGTTGCCGCTACCAGTTTGTTGAGTGGTGTTGCTTTTCCCATCCAGCCAAACCAGGGTGATTTATCATTACCGCAGTCATCTTTGATGGAAATATGTAGATGTTTATTGTGCTGGTTAACTCCAGTATATTTGGTTTCACCATTCTTAGCTGACCAAATTTTACCAGTAAATATCAAATACTTAACTCGTTTATCTTCTTTTAATCTTTCGTAGATATCAAAGCAATCAACACCATTTTTAGGATCGTGGGTTAGATCTACCGCATACCCTGTATTGTGGTCTGAGTTAGGGCTTTGCTTGATATGCGCCAATGAAGGCAAGAGTCCGTCTGAGGCTTTCTTGCGCTTGGGCCACAGCGCTGTTGCTTGTCGCAGTACAGCAATTGCAGCAGGTGTGGCTTTCTTGGCAACAGTTGTCATTCTTTATTTCCTCTTTCAAGCTATACCTTTTTCTAGTAGTAGTAAATGTAAAGCATTAATTTTATCAGGTCTAAATCCTGACCAGTGAAACTTATCATATATAACAACGGGAGCTTGTTTATATCCTAAATCTTCTACAGTTTCTTTAGCAGTTTGGTCTTGGCTTATATCTACTACTTCATACTTTACTTTACTTCTATCTAATAATTTCTTAGTCATATCGCATTGCACACAATCTGGTAATGTATAAACTGTAACCATTATTCTCCCTTATTTATTTTTGTTGATAAGTATACTTATTATTTCCTCCACTTGTCTTTCTAATCGGTCAACCGAATCTCTTAGACTTGATCCACCATTAGGGCGAAGTTCGGATAGATAATGTTTTACTAAGTGTCTTACGCCCATCGCTAAAGCACCAATGATGCTTATAACAGATACGGCTAGTGCTGCCCAGTCGTTAGGTGTCATATTTTTATATCAATCTAATAGTAGCCATTAACATTCCACCGTATCCGGAGAATCTTCTGTCGCTAGGGGTTCTGTTTATAAAGTCAAGTTCTTCAATTAATCCAATATAAGATTCACCAGTTCTAAAATCTTCTACTCTAACTGTATCTCCTACA